CTCTTCCATAATTTTTTCATATTTATAATGGAACAACCTAATTCTATTTAAAAATGGCAAAAATACCTATATGGCCTGGCTCATCATCCTTCTCAGCAGCTGATACACCTTTCTCATTTTATGACACTGATGTTGAATTTCAAACATCAGCAGTAACGACAGCAGACTGGTGTGCTAAACGTTTAGGCTATCCTTTAGTAGATATTGAATTACAAGCAGCTAATTTTTTTACATGTTTTGAAGAAGCAGTAAATGAATATGGGGCACAATTATATAACTTTCAAATTATAAATAACTTTCAAACTTTTGAAGGTACAACCACAGGATCCAATTTTAATAATAGTTTAATAACACCTAACATGGGGGGTACTATTAATGTATCTGAACAATATGGTAATGAAACAGACGGAGGTGGTGGTGATTATAAAATAGAACACGGATCTTTAGTAGTAACACCAGGAACACAAAAATATGACTTATTAAGCCATATGTCTTCATCTATAAGTGGTTCAGAATCAGTTTATATAAAGAAAATAATGCATTATTCACCAGCGGCTATCAATAAATATTTTGATCCTTATGCTGGTACAGGTACAGGAATTCAATCATTAATGCAATCATTTGGTTTTGGTAATTACTCACCAGGTGTAAACTTTATGTTAATGCCTTTAAGTTTTGATCTTCAAAAACTACAAGCAATTGAGTTAAATGATGAAATAAGAAAGTCAGGATACCACTTTAATATTGAAGCAAATAGGTATTTAAAATTATTCCCTATTCCTAATAAAACGTATCGTTTACATTTTGAATATGTTTTAAAATCAACAGCAAACAATCCTGTTAAAGACGCATCTCCAAACTTAATAACAGACATTTCAAATGTACCCTACACAAACCCAACTTATACTTTTATAAATGAACCCGGCAGACAGTGGATCAGAAGATATGCATTAGCATTAGCTAAAGAAATGTTAGGAAGTATAAGAGGTAAATATGGTACAATACCAATTCCTGGATCTGACACAACATTAGACCATACAAGATTATTAGCTGAAGCTAAGGAAGAAAAAACAACACTAATAACAGAACTTAAAGAATTACTTGAAGAAACTACAAGATTAAAACAACTTGAAAGAAAAAATCAAGAAGCACAACAAACACAAGAAACATATTATAAAGTACCATACCATATTTATATAGGATAATGATAAAATTAAAAGACATACTATCAGAAGTAATGAACACTTACCAAATACAGGCATCTCTTATGTCTGATAGAGGAACAGGTATTACAAATATATTAGACCAAATTAGAGGGTTAGAAAAAGTAACAATTGTAAATAATATTACACCTGAAGAATATGTTCAAAAAGAAAAAATTGAATATACAAGAGTAAAAATTAAATTCGTATCAAGAACTGACCCTAAAGCAGACATAGTAAAAATGCAAAAAGATATGTTAACTTCTGATTTAAAAACATCAGATATGAGAATAGATGGGTTAAAAAATGTTAAATTTAAAATAGAAACTTTAAAAAGATTATAATGGCTTTATTTGGTGGATCACGAGACATATCATTATTTCATAATATAAATAAAGAACTTCTTAACGATATTATCCAAACAGAAGTTGGATATTATAAGTTTGCTCTTGAACGTACAACAGCTAATGTTTATGGAGAATCTATGGGCAAAATGTTTTATGAACCCGTGAGAATCGCGTGTTTAATCGATAGAAAAGATCAGGCTTGGTCGTCCAATGACTTCGGGTCTGACGTTGATCAAACCGTTGGTTATCAGTTTTTAAAAGAAGAATTAAGAAACTTAAATTTAATACCTGAAGTAGGGGACTTGTTGCTTTTTAGAAATAATTTTTATGAAGTAGATTCAAAAGTAGAAAACCAACTATTTATGGGTAGAGACCCCGATTATGCAATATCTACAGGAACAGTAGATTTTGGAGATAGTTTTTCAATAATTGTAAACACTCATCTATCATTAGTAGAAAAATTAAATTTAATACCTTTAAGAGGGGGGAAATATCCAACAACAAACAAAGTAACAGACGGAACAGTTAATCCATTATAATGGCTGATTTTAATAGACCTATACCACAAAGAAGAAATGATAAATTAAGAAATAATTTATTGGCTCCTAACGTTGAAAAACCAGCGGCAGTTGATCCTGCTAAACCTAGTTTTCCAATAGAAGATGTGGTACCTAATAACATTCAACCACAAAAAAGTACAACCACTCAAAAACCATCTAACAGAGGAAACATAACACGAAGAGATGATGATAATATAAAAGATGTTTCTATAGGTTTACAAGACCATGATGAAGCTATAAATTTCTATTTTCATAATGTTATAAAACCTTCAGTAATTAATAATGGAGACAGAGTAAATGTTCCTTTAGTTTATGGAAATCCTGAAAGATGGAAAGGTGCCCAAAAAGATGGTTATTATAGAGACAAAGAAGGAAAAATTCAAGCACCTATCATAATGTTTAAAAGGGATAGTGTTGAAAAAAGAAGAGATTTAGGTAATAAAATGGATGCTAATAATCCCCATCTTTACCAAACATTTCAAGTAAAATATACAAAAAGAAACCAATATGACAACTTTTCATTATTACAAAATAGAGCTCCACAAAGAGAGTTTCACAATGTAATTATTCCTGATTATGTTAAACTAAAATATTCATTTATTATATGGACAGATTATGTTGCTCAAAATAATAAAATAGTAGAAGCTATAAATTATGCATCTGATGCTTATTGGGGTGATCCTGAAAGATTTAAATTTATGGCGAGAATAGACACATTTGCAAACAATGTAGAAGTATCACAAGGAAATAACAGAATGGTTAAAACAACCTTTGGTTTAGATTTACAAGGGTATATTATACCAGATGCTATGAGTACTAAACTAGCATCACAACCACAAAAACACTTTAGCAAATCAACAGTTAAATTTACTACTGAAACAGTAAGTACATTTGACAAACCAAAAACAAGAGAAGAAATAAGAAAATCAGCAGGAGTACAAAATATACAACAAGCAATAATAGGAGTTGGATATCAAACAACTGGACAAAATAACATAATAGCATAATGGCACAAAAAACAAAACAAATATTAAAATCATATTTTGAAACTGGTGATATACCTACTCAAGGAAACTATGTTAATTTAATAGATTCAAATTTAAATTTACAAGAAACAGGAACCCAAATACTTGTGGGCACTTTAAGTTCTTCTTTTTTAGAAGTAGAAAACCATATAACAGCCTCAGGAAATATAAGTGCAAGTGGTTATATTAGTGCAAGTGGGTTAACAATAACAGTCTCAGGATCTTTAGACCCAGATATTAGATTTGCAACTACAACTGATCATGATCTTAATGTTGCATTTGAGGCAGGATCTTCCTCAATATCTAAATTCCAAATAAAGGTTAGAGACGAGGTAGATAGATTTGATATATCTTCGGATACTGTAAACCCTATCATGAGTTTAAGTGGAAGTGGATATGTTGGTATAGGAACAACTACTCCAGGAGAAAAATTAGAAGTAGTAGGAAATATAAGCGCAAGTGGAACAATAACAGCAAACGAAGCTAACATTACAGGTAATATAACAGCCTCAGGTAATATAAGTGCAAGTGGAACAATATATGCAAATAACTTCCAATCAACAGGGGGAGATGTATCAGGAATATCTTTTACAGATGATTTAGTTTTAACAGGTCATTTAACAGCCTCAGGTAATATAAGTGCTTCAGGAACAGTATTTGCAGATAAAGTTGGTATAGGAACATCATCTCCTAATGAAGCACTAGTTGTTCGTGGAGCTAGCTATGCAGCCAACCAAGATGGTGGTATTGCTATTCAAGCGGGTAGTGAGGCTGGTAGTCATTGGCAGTCAGCATTCAAAATTAAAAGTGATGGTGGTGGTAATGCTAGGACAGCTATTGAATCTACAACGGGAGCAGTCGCGGGACAAAATCTTGAATCAATTTCTATTAGTACAGCAGGTAAAGTTGGTATAGGAACAACTACCTCAGCTGTACCAGAAGTATTAACAGTAGTGGGTAATATAAGCGGAAGTGGTAATCTTAAAGTAGATGGTTCTCAAGTAGACTTTGCAAACTTACCAACATCAGATCCATCAGTGGCGGGAAGGTTATTTCAATCTTCAAGTTTTGTAAAAATATCTCAAGGTTAATAAATGTCAGTAACACCCATTAAATGGAAGGACGCAGATTTTAAATGGAATATATCCCCAACGGACACCACTAAAACTAGGTATACATGGAATGATGTAGCTTTAGTTGAAGAAGTTGTAGAAGCAATTCAACAAGGGGGAGGAGTCATGGCAG